TGCTTGCGCTGATTGTCGATTAATGTCTTCTAATGTTTGCTGAACAACTTGGTCTTCATAAGGATTGTAAAAATTTTGAGCCATCGATGGGTCATACATTCCTGTTGCACCCATAGCGCTTTGTTCTGCTCTTTGTAAAGCACCCAATCCACCTTGAATGGTATCAGCGCCTTGGCCAATAAAACTTTCAGCTTGAGGCATAAACCTATCTGCATCTCTAATTCTTTGTTGAGCTTCTTCTACAGATCCTCTTTGTTGACCAAAGAGTCCACCTGCTTGATCTATACTGCCTTGAAAGTCTCCAAGTTTTTGAGCTTGCTGACGAGCCTGTATTTGTAAAGGCGTAAGTCCAGCAGTTTGTTCAATAGGAATATCTTTTGGTCTAGATATGAGACCCTCGTATTCACCTGGTGCGCCAAAATAAGATGCTAGTAATCTTCTAGAGTAATCCTCCATGTATGGAGTAACAAAAGAATAACCAGTTTGTGGCGTTGTTATAACGTCAGCTGGAGGTCCTGTGACTGTTTTGCTACCAAATGTGCTCATGATTTATACCTCTTTGCCATCTCTTCAGCTTGTTTTTGATAATCGTACATCTGACGTGCACCTAATAATCTTTGTTCGTATTCGTCTTCTGGATTGGCTCCAGCCATAATACCCATGCCTCTAACAGCAGCAGCGTTAAATACAAATTCACCATCGCTTAACATAGCTGGTATTTTGTCTCCTCGCTCACCACCAGGGCCTGTAACTAATTCATCTCTTTCAGGATAATCTTCAACGCCCATTTCTCTAGTGCCATCTGCATAGCCTTGAACATAAGTTCCATCTTTAGCATAAAGCTGACTTTGCATTCTTCTTGAATCTAAATCATCTACATAGGTTGCCTCTTTTGGAGGAGCTACTAATGGTGAGAAAGGCACGCCTTTCATTTGTGAATAAAGTTTTGATACTTCGCTTGGATAAAATCTGTAAGCTGCAGGATTTTCATCTCTTGCATAAATTCTTATGTCTGCACCAGGCAGTATGTTAGAAGGAGTATCTTCATAATTTAATTTAGAGGGAGCTGTACCTTCAGCTATTCTGTCAGCTTGTGGCGCTCCATAGCCTCTAGCATAAGCATCATCACGAGTTATACTATTTGCAGCATTTTGATCTCCAATTGCTTCAAGATAATCTTCTAGCTCTTCATCAGTAAAACCTGAAAAATCTAAAAAAGGATTTGTAAAATCTGTTCCAAAGTTTTCAAAACCAAAACCACTAGCATAACCACCATCGTCCATGTACATAGGCATCATGGGAGCAATTCCTCCACTCATATATCCTGGAACATCATAACCAAATCTTTGTTCAACTAACGCTGGATTTTTTTTTGCTAGGGCCATTAAGCCTTTGTTTGATTTTTTTATGCTCTTCATTACTAATTTATGTGTACCATTTTTCTACGCCCCAATATTCTTCATCAGAGCCAAGGTTAATTGTTGTATCGCCTGCTATTTTAATTGTAACAGAGCCCACATATGATTGCAGTTCATATCCTTGTGGATTCACAGGAGTATGTAGCTGTATCCATCGGTTGCCAGTGTAAACCTGTAAAACACCAATAGATGTATTCCATATTACATCACCTTGATTAAAAGCTAAAGTAGTAATCTGAGAATCATTAAACTGTGGAGTTGCGTTTGGATCGAACTTTCCTAAGTTAATCTCTAGTATTCTAACCAGTCGATTGAATATATCTGCATCAACATTAGTTAATGCTAATGGTAACCTACTTTCTAAAAGCTTTGCCATTACCTTTCACCGTCAGGTCTAATGTCAACTCTATTTGCCCCTAGCCTCCATCTAAATCCAGTTCTTACGCCTGTATCTGCATCATCGTCTGATTGCGCTCTAAACACCATTTGTCTTGATCTAGCCCTTACATGATTTTGCTGGGTGCTACTTGTTACATCTGTGGTTGCACGCGTTGTTAAACTATCGCCTGGAAAGTTTCTTGTTTTTAAAACTAAATTAATTTGACCACTGCTTGAGTTTGTACCAAAGAAATTTACATCTGGAATAATGCGTCTTACAAAACCATATTGGTCGCCTTGCTCAATATCGATATCACCAGATTCAATGAAGACATTGTCCATTGCAGAACCATCTGCATCATCACTACTTTCGTGTGTGTAAACATAGTTAACAGAGCTATCTTTGCCTGTGGCCCTAGGTTTTGAAAAAATGCCATCATCTAACCAAGCTGTTCTTGAAAGTTCTCCAATACTCCAAGCTCCTTCCAAATAATTGTAAGTAACATATCTATTGTTTTCTGTAGACGAAGCAGACGGGTAGAACCACCCAACTTCATTAAACTCTCTGTTAGTAAAAGCTACAACTTTAAAAGATTGACTTTCATTAAAATCATCAAGCACATAATTTAACACAGAACACACTAAACGTTTGACAGAACCACTGTAGGTGTAGAAACCATCTCTTGCCATCCAATAAATAGAATCAGGTGCGTTAATTGCTGCGTTAGGAGATATTAGTCCTACGTTTTCATTAATGAGATTAACGCCAAAAGTAAATGGAGCTCCCACAAACTGCATGCTATATAAAGAAGTATCAGTCCATATAAGAGTTTCTTGTCTTGATCTTAAGCCACCAACAATTTGAGAACCAGAAGAGAGTCTTAGTGATCCTGCTGTGTTAGTAGATGTTGGCTCCCATTCTGTAACACTTTCTTGATCAGAAAATGCAATAAGCAATGGATCAATTGCACCTGTTCTAGCACTGCCCACAATAGGATCTGCGCCTAAAACAATAACGTGACGATCAATGTCACTAACAATGGTTTGAATGCCTTTGGTTGGAGCTAAATTTGCTCCTGCTAGAGTTGTTATATTAACAGCTGGCGTTGTTAAGCCACCACTTTCATCCCAGTAATATATGCCACCGTTTCGTGGGTTGATAATTAAATCTTCACCAAACGCATCATGCGACCATAATCTTAATTGATCTGTTGCAGTTAAAGCTGTTGCAGATCCAAAAGTTCCCTCACTCCAAGCGCCAGCTCCCCAACCAGTTGATTCAACATATACATCTAGGCCCACACTAATTTGATAAACACCATCTACACCTGATCCACCATTGCCACTGTCAGAACTGTTTGCTGTAACTGCGCTACCATCTGTATCTTTGGCTAATATCTCGTAGGTGTTTGTGCCTGTTACTCTGCTAATTTGATACTCTTGATTTAAAACAGATGCTGTAATGGTTCCACCCAAACTAACAGCCCCACTAATGGTAACAAAATCATTAGCTACTGCGCCATGACTGGAGTCAGTTACTGTAATAGTTGAAGATCCGTTGCTTGCTGCAAAAGTTATTGAATTGGTGCTTGTTTTTCTTACAGGGGTTACATCATAAAGAAGATCACCACCTTTGACATAGTATTTAAAAGTTGTTCCTAGCCCTAAGTATTTGGTAGCGTCTAAGGCTACCCATGCTGTTAACGCCCTGCCTGTGCCTTCATAAGACTGAGTAGTCGTTTTAACCCAGCCACCAATTTTTTCTGGTAAGCCTTTTCTGAACCTAACTAAATTACCATCAGCCCAGCCACCCTTGTCCATCAAGTCAGTCATTTCTTTGTTAATGCCAGGTTGAAATACTAATTTAGTTAAAGCCATTTTATATGTGCTCCCAAGGCTTTCCTTCAAACATTAAAGCTTCTGCTTCTCTTCTTCTTGTAAGACCAGCCAAAACTTTTCCTTTTGCTTTGTTCCATCTTTTCATTTGAGCAGGCACTTCATCGTATTTACCCTCGTTTAAAACTCTAAGCATCGAACTTTTTTTAAGGTTGTTTGGGCCTAAGTTGTATGTCCAAGATGTAAGAGCATCAAACTGACATTGGTTTATTGGCACAGTTACCAAAGAGTTAACATAGTGCTCATATTCATCTTCGAGCTCACGCCATAACATAAACTCTGCTTTTTCTTCAGCCCATTTATCACCTTCT